AATACTACGAGCAAGGATTCGGTGGAGATGGACTGGTTGACAGGACGATTCGTGAAGCGCGAGCCATGGCAGCGGGTAATGTCACTGCTGACAAGTGGGTTAGGATTCGGGCTTGGATTGCTCGTCATCTTCCTGATCTGGACAGTCCCGCCGCACGACCTGATTCGCCTGATTATCCTAGCCCTGGTGTAGTTGCACATTTACTGTGGGGTTCAGGTCCATCCAAGCGAGCAGCACAACGCGCACTCTCTCATGCAGAAGGTGTCGTTGCTAGAATTGAAGAAGAAAACGAAGGCCGAGCGAAAGGCAAAGCATTGTCGAAGATAGAAATGCGCGTAACTCCAATTGAGTTTGAAGTGCGCGAAGATGGCGACTACATGACCTTTGAAGGTTATGCAGCAGTATTCAATGAGCCGTCAGAACCACTACCTTTCATTGAGCGTATCGCTCCAGGGGCATTCAAGCGCTCCATTGAGGCCCGTAACGACATCAAGCTGCTCTGGAACCACGACAGCGGAACAGTTCTCGGTTCAACCCGCGCTGGAACTCTCAAGCTTTACGAGGACACTCGTGGACTCAAGGTAATTGCTCAGCTTCCAAACACAACCGCTGGACGCGATGCTTCCGAGCTACTACGCCGTGGCGATGTAGATTCCATGAGCTTTGGATTCAGTGTCCCAGCAGGAGGAGACGAATGGTCCCAAGACGGATCAGAACGCACTCTCCGTTCGGTCAGACTTCACGAAGTTTCAATCGTTGCTTTCCCTGCTTACTCAAGCACGGCAGGCACAACCTCAGTCCGCGGACTTGACAAGGTGGCTGAAAGAGCGCAGGTAGATGCCGATGCTCTAGCAGATGCCATGGTCAAGCTGGAAGAAGGCAAGGAGCTTTCCGAGGAGGAAGGCCGCCTTCTGAACCAGGCAATCAGCTCCTACACCGTCAAGGATGAATCACAGCCTGAAGGTGACATGGAGAAGCTTGCCCTCAAGAAAATGAAACTCAAACTACTGACAGGAATCTAAATGGCAAGCAAAGAACAAATCAAAGCAGCAATCCTCAAGGTTGCTGGAAACCCAGAGACGGGACCAGTTTTTCAGTTGGCTGACGCCATGGCTGAAGCAGTTGTTGGCTTAGATGCTCCAGCTAAGGCTGAAGCCGCCTCCTATGAGCCAACGAAAGAAACTCGCGTATTGAAGGCTGACGAAAAGCGGTAGCCCCTGACCGCTGACCAAGCGAGTTCCCCCAGAGTGTCCTTTCCTCTGGGGGTTTTCTTTTGATTATGGAATTCAGTTGTAAAATTTACTTATCGGATGTGAGTCAGCTCTGCCGTGTTCAGTTTGCGTCAGCGCGACTGTTATTTATTCAAATCAAATAAGGAGACTAATGTCTGAGTTCATCAAGGCTCAGCAGGAGACTCGCGCAAACCTTACCGAGCAGATCCGCGATGTTATCGAGGGTGCTGAGAAGGAAGGTCGCGGTCTAGACGCTGCTGAACTAGAGAAGATTGACCGCATTGAGGCCGACATCGCTCGTGCTGACAATGCAATCGCCGTTGCAAAGCGCAACGAGGAGCGCGCACTAGAGGCTTCCGTAGCCGCTAAGGGCTTTGCTCTACCAGAGACTTCAGAGCGCAACGCTTCTGATGTTCTACGCCAGATCGCTGCAACTCGCAGCGCTCACACCTTCACCAAGGAAGAAAGAACTCTTGTTCCTTCAACCAACACCGTTCCAAAGTCATTCTTTGACGAGGTATTCGATGTTGCTCGTCTAGTTGGTCCAATGCTAGATGTCGGACAGAGAATCAACACCACTTCTGGTGAGGACATCACTATCCCAACCCTGACCGCATACAGCACCGCAACCCTCAAGGCTGCTGGTTCTGCTATTGACGAGTCCGAGCCAACCTACAGCTCCATCACTCTTGGCGCTTACAAGTATGGTCTGCTCATCCCAGTAGCTAACGAGCTAATCACTGACGCTGGATTCAACATCTCTGCTCACCTTGCAGAGCAGGCTGGTAACGGCCTTGGATTCGCTGTGAACGCAGCTCTGACCACTGGTGACGGAAACAACAAGCCAAACGGTGTTGTAACCGCTGCTGGTTCTGGTATCACTGGTGGCACTGGCGTTGCTGGTGCATTCACCGCTGACAACCTGATTGACCTCCAGTATTCACTTGATGGAGCTGCTCGCAGACTCCCAGGTGTTGCATACATGGCAGGTGGACCAGCTATCGGTGCAATGCGCAAGCTCAAGGACACCGCAGGCAACTACCTCTACCAGGTAAATGTCGGACAGCCAGACAACTTCGCTGGCTACCCAGTTGTGGAGAACCCAGGCATCGCCGCAGTAGCCACTGGCGCAAAGTCGGTCCTATTCGGACACTGGCCTTCATACAAGGTCCGCGTTGCTGGTGGAGTTCAGGTAGCCACTTCAACCGACTACGCATTCAACACCGACACCACAGTGTTCCGTGTAATGATGCGCGTTGACGGTGACTTGACTCACGCAAGCCACATCAAATACTTCATCGGTGCTGCTAGCTAGTATCCGCTGAAATAGCTGAAGCCCCCGCAGATCTAGGTTGCTGCGGGGGTTTCTTTTTGCTATGGTGAAGCTATGTCAAAACAACCTAGAATCAACGGCGCTATTGCACTTGCCTCAAACAGCCCAGGTATGCCTACTGGCTATGGTAATCAAGGAAAGCTGCTTGCAGAACACGCAATTCGGTCAGGGATGAAATTTGCCTCTCTGTCAAACTATGGGCTAGAGGGCGCACATTCAACTCTAGACATTGCTGGAGAAAAAGTCCCACACTATCCCCGCGGATTCACGCTGTATTCAGTGGATGTAATGGAGACTTGGTATAAAGACTTCGCCAACAGACATAAAGACATAAAGACAGTCCTATTGACGCTTTACGATGTATGGGTCTATAACGAATTGAAGTTTGATGGCCCAATAGTTTCTTGGGTTCCACTAGACCACACCACTCCGCCGCCAAAAGTCATCGAATTCCTAAAGCGTGAGAATGTAACTGCAATTGCAATGTCACCGCATGGACAGCAGCAGCTAGATTCAGTGGGAATTCAGTCAATCTACATTCCGCACGGTATAGACACAAAGATTTACAAACCGACCCCGACAATACAGGGAGTGCCAACCAGAGAGTTCATGGGCGTCCCAGAAGATACTTTCCTAGTCGGTATGGTGGCAGCCAACAAAGCCAATGGACAAATCCATCGCAAAGCTTATGCAGAGAACTTGCTGGCCTTCGCTATCTTCCGTAAGAAATACCCGAACTCGCAAATCTACATTCACAGCGAGCCAACGCGTGTTTATGGTGGATTCGACTTACCAATACTTCTAAGGTCCATCGGGCTAGACAAGTCAGCCGTTGTTCTACCAGATCGTGATATGCTGCGCACTGGATACCCAGACCCAGCTATGGCAGCCTTCTATAGTGCGATGGATGTCCTGCTCTGCACCTCATACGGCGAGGGCTTCGGCATTCCAACGGTAGAGGCTCAGGCGTGTGGAACTCGCGTTATTACAAGCAACTTTGCGGCATCTAAAGACCTAGTATCAGAGGATAGCTGGAAGGTGGATGGCCAACCGTTCTGGGATGAAGCTCAGTCATCGTTCTTCTCAATACCTTCAGTCAACAAGATTGTTGAATCACTAGAGAAGGCTTATCACGCAGAGCGTGGTGTCAATCAAGCCTCGGTGGAATTTGCTAAGGATTTTGACTTTAGCCATCTATGGCAATGGAAGTGGACGCCATTCTTGAAGGGATTGTTCGCATGATTGCCTGGCTTAGTCACCATCTACCAACAGAGATAGAAACAATAAACGGAATCCCTGGGAAGTATCGCGGTGGAGCAGAGATGAGCGATGCTCGCTATCTAGAAGCCGCACCACATGAAGTCAAGGTATTCAGTCCCGATCAATGGGAAGAAGCCATGGATGCTGACAAGCTCATCATCACTGGAACAGACCTGCTGACCGATGAGGCTATGACTCAGTTGGCTACCAAGAATCCAGTCGTAATGGTTCACCACAAGCAGACCCGAACTCCTGCTCGCCAGTTGCTTATTGACTCAGCCCAGGTTCTTATCTGCCACACGCCTAAGCATCTAGAAATAGAACTCAGTTGGACAAACCCTAAGTCAAGCACTTGGATAATCTCTAGTCACAATCCTGATGACTTCAAAAGCAAACCTAAAGAGGACTTTGCTCTATGGGCTGGAAGGCTTCATCATCAGAAGGGACCCGACAATGCTATGCGCTGGGCCGAGGAGAACCGCATACCGCTGGTGATGTATTGGAACAAGCCTAGGGAGCAAGTGCTGGAGACAATGGCTCGTGCCAAGCACTTCGTCTTTTTACCAAATGACTTTGATGCCGAGCCTAGAACCGTCATTGAGGCCGTTCTGTCGGGCTGCCAAGTGCATCTAAATGATCAAGTTGGCATCAGTTCAATACCAGGGTGGGATAAGCCAGAAATTATGGCCGAGCTGGTCAGCAATGCTGGACGAAAATTTTGGGAAACTGCACTATGACAACAATCTCAATCGTTACGGCTCTGTATGGCAGTCAATACGCTCAATACACAAGCAGATGGTGGGCAGCAGTAGAAAAGCTAAACAGACAGCCAGACCAGATTGTGCTTGCGACCCCCCTTGATAATCATTTTGGCCTTATTGAATCTGTTCCAGATAAATACAAAAATTCAGTCAAGCACATACAAGCAGATGCTTCTGGGGTTCACGGGCCTTGGTATGCGGGCATAGAGGCAACTGATGGTGATTGGATTTTCGGTTGCGGAATAGACGACCAATTCAGTCCAGATGCTTTTGACGAGGTAGAACAAGCGGCGCAGGACAGTGCTGACTTTATAGTTGACAAAATCCTTTATTTACAGGGTGGTCAATGGCCTAATAATTGGATTCCATCAAACTATGGAGATAGAAACTTTGCCCCTGGGGGAGTAGTCGGATACAACAAGAACATAAAACACTATTGGAGCTTAATGCCCTCAGATTTACGATGGAATGATCATGCTTTTTATGTTTTATGTGTAAAAAACAATGCCAAGCCTTATTTAGCCAGCACAACTCGGATGATTCACGATTTAGGAACTAACCATCAGACAATTAGCGGGGTTCGTAGGGACCACAGCCATGATTCCGAGGCTTCAAGAGAGCTTAGAGACTTTATTCAATCCCTGGGTCTATGAGGTAAACTAAAGCCATGGCGATTACTAATGGCTACACCACCCTGCAAGAAGTCAAGGACATTCTGCGCCTAGGCACGGCAGTTACAGAAGATGACGGACTACTTGAGCGCTGTATTGAATCAGCCTCCAGGCACATTGAGCGCTATTGCGAAAGAACTTTTACCGCAGGCTCAGCTACCCGTGTTTACACACCCAATGACTCTTATCTTGTAGAGATTGACGACCTTGTTACTCTAACAACCCTAAAGACTTCAACAGATGCCGATGGCAGCTTTGACACCACTTGGAAAACATCTGACTATCAGCTTGAGCCACTAAACGGCATTGCTGGTGGCGTTTACACGCCATACACTCGCATTCGTGCTGTTGGTGACTATCTGTTCCCAACTGTCAACTTCCCAGACTCACAGGGTGAAGCTACCGTTCAGATTGTTGGACTATTCGGTTATGGAACTGCTGTTCCTACTGACATTCGTCAGGCTTGTAACTTCCTATCTGTTCGCGAATTCAAGCGCTATGACTCCCCTCTTGGTGTCGCTGGATTCGGTGAGATTGGCGTAGTTCGTGTAAGCAGAACAGATCCAGACATTGAATCACTGCTTGCTCCGTTCCGTAAAATCAGGATGGCCTAGTGGCTGACATAAGCGCGATTCGACAGGGCATCGCAACCAATCTGGCAACAATCAGCGGGCTTCGTGCATCTGCTGAAGTGCCAGACAATCCAACCCCGCCAATCGGTATCGTCAACATGGAGAGCGTTGAATACGATGGGGCTATCAATGGTGGTCTAGTGACCTATAACTTCGTTGCAACCGTTATCGTAGGCCGTGCGGCTGAGAGGCAGATGCAGCGGAAACTTGATTCTTATTGCAGTCCGACAGGCTCAGAGAGTGTGAAAGCTGCGATAGAATCAGATAAGACCCTTTCGGGGTTGGTGTATGACCTGCGGGTTGAACGCGCTACTTCGATTGGCTCTATAACAATAAACGACCAAACCTATCTGGCGGCTGAATTCACAGTCACCGTCTTTGCATAAGGAGAAAAATAAATGGCAAAATTCGTTGTCACTGCAAATACAGTGACCCTAAACGGAGGAACAGTTAGCCCAAGCGTAGCTCGTGCTGAACTTGTTCTAAATTCAGCCGAGGTTGATGTAACAGACTTCGGTTCTAATGGCTGGACAGAGGTAATCGGCGGACTAAAGTCTGGAACCGTTTCCCTGGACTTCCACTCTGACTTTGGTGTTGGAGCTGTATCTACCCTGTTCCAAGACCTAGTTGGAACCATCGGCACTGTAACCCTGATCGCAGGAAACGGAACGGCTGTATCGGCCACGACTCCTCGCTATACTGCAACAGTGCTAATCAACTCCTTCACCCCAATTTCGGGTGCAGTGGGCGACCTAAGCACCTTCTCGGTGTCGTTCCCAACCACGGGAGCAGTAACTTACGCAACAGCGTAGTAAGGAATAGAAATGCGATTCAACCTAGTAATTCAGTTCGCAGACAAAACTAAAAAAGAAATCACGGCCAGCGCTGCTGACCTGGTTGCCTTTGAGGACAAATTCAATGTCCCAATCGGCTCGCTCGCTACTAGCCAGCGTCTAGGACACTTGTTGTTCCTAGCCTGGCATAGCGAGTTCCGCCGCAAAGCAACAACTCTGGACTTCGAGGCTTGGCTGGATACAGTCGAAAGCGTAGGAGAATCAGAAACAGACCCAAAATAACGGGTCTTGGTGATGAATCCGCACACTGGTTCATTGCCGCTCTTGCAGTAGAGACGCACATCTCTCCGCGTGAGTTGATGCAACTCAGCGACAGGATGTTGTGGACTATGTATCGCTGGATAGTAGCTAAGAATGTTAGCAAATGAGAGCCGCCCCTTCGGGGGCGGTTTTTCTCATTGCGGTAGAATTGTCCTAAAGTAAGGCGGTTCCCCTTGTTTCTAGCTTCCATTCTTGGCTCGCTAACTCGGTCATACACGATGTCCGCCGCTAGTGGCTGGGCCAGAGTAGCTGGCGCAAGTGGTATGGCAATTGGCGATTACAACGCTCTAAAAGAGTTGGGCTTGCAAGATTCAAAAGCGGTAGTCGTTCTATCTGACCTAAAAAGCCTTGAAAAAGCCTTGAACGAACTCGGTCCAGAGGCTTTGAAGAAGTTCAAAAAAGACGCTCGCCAACTTGGAACCCCAGCTCGCGATGAGCTGAGAAGGGTGTTCAGATCAGTCGGCATTCATGGTCCCCTAGGCGCTCCTAAGCGTAGGGGCAGGACCTATGACAAAATGTCCACAAACTACAACAGAGCGCATTTATCTTACTCTCGTGGTGTTGCCATGGGGACTTCTTCTCGCGGCATTGATGTCAATTACAAAAATCGAACTGAGGGCAAGGCACTCCGCAATCTAGCAACAGCAAAGGATGGAACTATCTCAATAGTTAGGCTTTTAGTAAAAGCGCCTGCTTACATTGTGGCTGATATGGCTGGGAAAAGTGATAATGCAAGAAAAGCCATTGGAAGTTTTAGTCGTGAATATCAAACAGATTTGTTTGGTAGGGGCGTAGTTACCAAACGCCACATCATTACTCCTGATCGCGGGAAGGCAATTGATAACTGGCTTAGAGTGCTGGATGAACGCGCTCACAACAGACGACAAGGCAAGGCTTCTAGGTATGCCTGGCCAACTATGACAAAATACATGAGCAAGCACAAAACAAATGCTTCTCAGTTGATGAATGATGTTATTACCATGATGAACAAAAGGCTGGAACAGTAATGGCTTTACAGAACCTGATACTCCCGATTCTTTCGGTCTTTCGCAGCGCTGGTCTGCAACAGGCTTCTGGCGCACTCAGGGGACTAACTGGCAACTTTGAAAGCCTAGCTGGAAAAATTGGTCTAGCCGCTGGTTCATTTGGAGCTTTTTCTGCCCTTACATCTGCCCGACAATTCACAATAGATTCGGTCAATGCAACTGCTCAGTTTGAAAGAAACCTGCTTGGTCTAAACCAGGTATTTGAAAACATCACGCCGCAAATTCGTAATTTTACAAAGCAGGTAGAGAACTACGGTTTATCACAAAGCCAAGCAGCTCAAGCTTCAGTGTTCCTAGGTTCTGTTCTAAAACAATACGGATTTACAACTCAGCAATCAGCAGATCAGACCGAAAGACTTGTAACACTTGCACAAGACTTGGCGACTACCTATGGCTATGACCTACAGACTGCCCTTCTAGCTATCACAGCCCTATTCCGTGGTGAATACGACCCGATTGAAAAGTTCGGTGTCGCTATGAAGCAAAGCGAAGTAAATGCTCGTCTTGCTGCTGAAGGAATGGGCGACCTGGAGGGTGAGGCACTAGCGCTGGCTCAAGCCCAAGCTCGTCTCACAATGCTGTTTGAAAGAGCCGATGATGCTGTTGGTGCTTTCGCTAGAGCTTCTGACACTCTTTACGCATCACAACAGCGACTAAATGCCATTGTTGGCAATTTACAAGTTGCTTTTGGAACACCACTACAAAAGCCACTGGCAGAAGTAAACAACATCTTTGCAGACCTAGCTCAAGAATTCGGTCCACAAGTCGTTGACATTGCCAACTCTCTTGGCGGTGCTATAGAGTCCCTGGCTCCATTCATCAAGGTTCTAGGCGAATCGTTCTTCCTATTGATAGCCCCGCTACAACAAGTTATTGATTTGCTTAGTATGTTCGTCAACATACTGGGTGCAATTACCGTTCCAGTTTTAGATGCTGCAAATAAAATAGGCAATCTTTTAGTATTGGCCCTTGATGCTTCTACATCAAGTCTGAGTAGAGCAACAAAAGAAGCCCTCGATCTTGTTGCTGCATTTTTGCAACTTGAGCGTTTTGACTTTACTGCCCTACAAAGAGGCGCAGATGCAGGAGCGCTAGGTGCATTATTCGGTTTAGAAGTTACCGACATTGAGGGATACCTAGAGAGACTTACCTATAAAAACGAAACCGCAATGGGTAAGTTCTATGACGATACTACCTTTGCTCTAAATGCAGTTCAAAGAATGAGCGCTGCTCAACTAGAGGCATCACAATCAGGCCAAAAGCTAGAGGACTCACTAAGAGGAATTGCGACTGGTGCAGTCAACGCAGAGGGCAAGCTTGGTGGTCTAGCTGGCGTATTCAAAGACATTGACGATGCAATTGAAAAAAGCAATGCTAAGCAAAGCATGGAGGATTTGGGCCTAAGCGCCGCCTTCATTGAAGAAGCTCTGAAAAGACCTAACTGGAAAGAAATTTTTGAGCTTATTTCAACCTATGCCAGGTTAGCTGCTATTGACATTACAAAGGTGCTATCTCTTAGCGCAGCAGTCGGTTTGAGCAATACCAAGGCCGAACTTGAAAAGCGACTGAATGAGCTATTTGCAGAGACAGATTCAAAAACTACTGGATCTAAAACAGGCAAGAGTTTCTTTGAGGGATTGAATGAGGAGGTAGCAAAGCAAGCTGCTGCAAGCAAGCTCAGATCTATGAAGGCCAGCGAAGGACTTATTCAGGCAATTCTTGGGGCAGATAAATGGGAAGAAACCTATAAGCGAATTATTGCTACAGGCCCCTCTGGTTTACGAAAATTACAAGAACAGTTCAACAAAACTGCTGATGGCATAAAGGAAGCCGCTGAAGCAGCTAAAGAATTTGCAGATGCAAATAAAGCAGCTAGAGATGCAGCCATAGAAGCAATTGAATCAAATGTCAAGTCTCTAAAGAGTGCAGCAAAAGAAGCCGAAGACGCCCTTGCAGATGTCAAAGCTAGGGCTGAGGACTTTAGACGATGGTCATTAGACAACCTAACAAACATTCGGATACTGCCAGATTTTGAGCGCGAGCTAGGACGATTTGAAGAAGCAATTGTTTCCACAATTTCTGGAATTCAGTCAGAACTAACATCTGCCGTCCGCAGCGGACTTATTACAGATGCCAGCTTCCGCAGTCTAAGCGCATGGGTCAATACTGAATCAAAGGCACTGCAAGAAATTGCTAAGCGCCGCGATGACCTAGCCAAGAGGGCAGCTCTATCAGAATCGCTAATCAAGGAATACCAGGGCGCTCTAACCAGTGCATTGAAGCTGACAAGCTTGTTCAGCAGGCTAAAGAACGAAACCGAAAAAGTAACAATTACTGAGGTTTCCGAGGGTGTTATCAAGCTTGGAAGCACACTGAAGGAATTCGGTGTAACGGTCACCAGGACTTACGAAAAGACGATTGAGCAGACGACTAGCAAGTCAGCAGCTCTAGTCGAAGAATTCAAGACGATGACCCAGAAGGCTCGCGACTTCGCAGCCAACCTGGTCAAGCTACGCGACATGGGTCTAGACCCAATGCTGTTCTCCGATTTGGTCCAGGCTGGTGTTGAAGCTGGTGGTGAGACTGCTCAGGCTTTGGTTGAAGGTGGCTCTGAGACTATTGGTGAAATCAATAGCCTGTTTAGTGAAATAAACAAGCTGGGTGCTGAACTGGGCTTGGATGTTGGTCAGACAATGTATGACGCAGGTCGGGACATGACATTCGGTCTGATAGACGGAATTCGGTCAGAACAACAGCAGCTTTATGACCAAGCCATTGCAATGGCTAAGACCTTTAGCGAGACTTTCAAGAACAGCCTAAACATTGCAATTGACATTCCTATTAGAGCTGCTGA